ATGAAGGTCAATCTCTATATGATGAGGAAAAAGATCAAAAAGAATTGTTAAAAGAGTCATAAATAAATAAAAAACTGTTAAAAATGGCAATTAAACGGATATCAAGGTCTTTTAAGGACATTAGTTTGTCTTTTGAGCCTCATCCTGTGACAAAAGATCTTCCCATTCTTAAAAATGAAAGGGCAATAGCAAGATCTGTGAGAAATATCGTTGAAACGATACCTACTGAGAAATTTTTTAATTCTTTATTCGGTTCTGACGTATATCGTAGTTTATTTGATTTTGTAGACTTTGGTACTGCATCAATTATACAAGAGCAAATTAAAACATCTCTACATAATTTTGAGAGAAGAATTGACAACGTAAAGGTCGAAGTGGAACCTCGTCCAGATGATAATAATTTTGAAGTTACAGTCATTTTCGATATTATAGGTCAAGAGTTACCCACTCAAGAATTTTCATTCATACTCGAAGCAACAAGATAAAAAATGCCAGCAACTAAGTTTACAAATCTAGATTTTGATCAAATCAAAACGTCAATCAAAGATTATCTGAGAGCAAACAGTGATTTTGATGGATTTGACTTTGAAGGGTCGAACTTTTCTGTATTATTGGATACTCTAGCGTATAATACATACATCACTGCATTCAACTCAAATATGATTGTGAATGAGTCTTTTCTGGACTCTGCAACGCTCCGTGAGAACGTTGTTTCACTTGCACGTAACATTGGGTATATTCCTCGTTCTAGGTCTGCTGCAGAGGCAGTAGTGTCAATTAAGATAGATTTAGGTGAAGTATCAACAGAAACAGTTGATGGTGTTGCTGTTGCAAAAGCATATTCAAATGGTACGACAGTCGAACTTAAAAAAGGTTTGGTTTGCGTTGGTAGTGTTCAAGATTCTTCATTTACATTTTCCATATCTGAAAATATTGTGAGGTCAGTTGTAGTTGAAGGTAATCATTATTTTGCGAATTTCGATAACATAACTGTAAGTCAAGGCACATATTTAAGTAAGAAATTTACATTTGACAATTCCTTAGATCAAAAATTCATCTTAGATAATCCTTTCATTGATACTTCAACAATTCACGTATATGTCAACACTGTGAGTGGTGTTGGATTAGGACGCGAATATATTATTTCAGATGATATTACAAACATAGATGGCAATTCAAGAGTTTATTTTTTACAAGAAGTTCAGGATGAAAAATATGAAATTCGTTTTGGTGATGGATTATTAGGTAAGAAATTAGGAGACACAGGTGACGGAACTGTAATAAATGTAGATTATATTGTATCAGATGGTGAAAGTGGCAATGGAGCATCAGGATTTTCATTCGCTGGTAATTTAATAAAGACTTCGAATGGTGTCTCTGCTGACATCACAAGTGCTGCTGTCACAACTATAACTCCATCACAGGGTGGTGCTGATATTGAACCTATCGATTCAATCAAATACTACTCACCTAAAATTTACTCTGCACAGAATCGAGCAGTAACTCCTAGAGATTATGAAGGAATCATCAAACAAATATTTCCAGAAACAGAATCAGTCTCAATAGTTGGTGGTGAAGAATTAGATCCACCTGAGTTTGGAACAGTGCAAATTAGTATCAAACCAAAAGGTGCTACTTACATATCTGACTTTTCAAAATCAAGAATAATATCACAACTTAAAAAGTATACAGTTGCAGGTATAAATCAAAAATTAGTTGATCTTAAAATATTATATGTTGAACTTAATATCACATCATACTATAACTATTCACAGGTATCTACTGAAGATACACTGAAGGCAAAAATTGTAAATTCATTAACTAAGTATTCACAATCTGTTAACTTCAATCGTTTTGGGGGAAGGTTTAAATATAGTAAAGTGTTACAAGTCATTGACAATACTGACACAGCATTGACAAGTAACATCACAAAAGTCATCATTCGAAGAGATTTGAAGGCATTAGTGAATCAATTTGCTCAATATGAATTATGTTTCGGAAATCGTTTCCACGTAGAACCAAATGGTTATAATATTAAATCTACTGGATTCTTTGTTGCTGGTGAATCGTCTCCAGTATACATCACTGATATACCAAATGCCGATGGCAAAACAGGTGTATTATCAATTGTAAAACCAATAGATGATGGTGTTAGAGTTGTAAGTAAATCTGCTGGAGTAGTTGATTATATTCACGGTGAAGTTAAATTAACAACAATCAATATACAATCAACTGTCAAAGAAAATGATATTATTGAAGTTCAAGCGTTTCCAGAATCAAATGATGTAGTCGGATTGAGAGATTTATATCTTGAATTAAGTGTATCGAAAAGCACGATAAATATGTTGAAGGATGTTATTGCATCTGGTGACGAAATATCTGGAACACAGTTTACTAGAGATTTTTATACATCAAGTTATTCAAATGGAAATTTAATAAGAGAGTAATATGATACAAACAGGTATTGAATCTAGAGTTAAAATACAAGACGTAATATCTTCTCAACTTCCAAATTTTATTTTGGATGAGAGTCCAAAGACTGCTGATTTTTTAAAGCAATATTATATCTCACAGGAATACCAAAGTGGGGTAGTGGATATTGCTGAAAATTTAGATCAATATCTTAACCTTGACAATCTAACACCTGAAATTATAGCAGATAATATCACCACGACTGGTATTACTACTATTGGAGATGATACGATACGAGTTAGTAGCACCAAGGGTTTTCCAAATCAATATGGTCTATTGAAGATAGATGATGAGATTGTTACTTATACAGGTTTAACTACAAACACCTTTACTGGTGTGACTCGTGGATTTAGTGGTATATCATCTTATCATACTGATTTAAATGAAGGAGAATTAGTTTTTTCTACATCAACTGCAGCAGAACACAAAGACTCATCCACAGTTCAGAATTTAAGTAAGTTATTTTTAAAAGAATTTTATAATAAGTTTAAACGTACATTTGCACCAGGATTTGAAAATTTAAAGTTTGATAGTAATTTAAATATTGGAAATTTCTTAAAAGAAATTAAATCATTTTATGAATCAAAAGGAACTGATGATGCAATCAAAATATTATTCCGTGTTTTATATGGTGTAAACCCAAGAATTATAAATTTAGAAGATTATCTATTCAAACCTTCATCTGCTGAATATTTAAGAAGAGAAACAGTAATAGTCGAAGTCTTATCTGGAAATCCAATTGGATTAGTTGGACAATCAATTAAGAAGATTGAAAAGTTAAATGATCCTGAAACTCAAGCATCAGTTTCAGAAGTTGAACCATTTACAAGGCAAGGAAAGCAATACTTTAAATTTCAACTTTTTGTAGGATATGGTGGTGCATCATTAGTTGAGGGTAACTTTAAAATTACACCAAGTAGTAAATCTGTAGTAGGAATTTCAAGTGGAGCATCAATTGTTACTGTAGACTCAACAATCGGATTTGCTCAAACAGGTTCGATTATTTCAGGAAATAATACAATATCTTACACAGATAAGACAATCAACCAATTTTTAGATTGTTCAGGTATTGATGAACCAATTAAAGTATCTGATGACGTATACTCTGATGAAATATACTTTGGATATGAAGATGGTGATTTAACTAAAAAAGTTGAATTTAGAATCACAGGTATCATATCAAAATTCAAACAAATTTCTGAAAATGTAAATGTATCAGAGGGTGATATAATAAGTATAAAAAACCTTGGTGTTAAAGTTTTAAATCCATCAGTCAAAGATAGAAGAGAGGTATTTGCAAACTCTTGGATTTATAATACATCCTCATTTTTTGAAGTAGAAAATATAGTCAATAAGTCAAATGTAACTTTAAAAACTGCAGTAGATAGATCAACCTTGAAAGAAGGTGATTATGTAGAATTTGTAGATCGAAATAATCCTGCTGTAGTTGTATATCCTTCAGCAACTGATTCTCAACCATATGTAGCACAATTAAATGAGGCGAATCCGTTTTTAGTCGTATTAAATGATGTTAATAAACTTGAATTTCAATCAACGAATCGATGGAACTTAAGAAGAAAATTAAATAAACCATCAAGTGATAATGTTTCTTTAATATTTGGTAGTAATACTATTACTGGAACTGATGATATCACATCAGATGTAACTAATGTGTATTTTGATAGTGATAATGGTTATGCAGCATCAAACTCATTACCATCAAGTAAAAATTCAGAATTTGATAGTAAGTTAGGAACAGCAGCACCATTTAGAGAAAATATCAGTGCTAACTTAAATAAAGTTACTTTTTTAGATTTACAAGATTTAAATAATGATACTCTAAAATATCGAAAAATAAAAGTAAAAGAAGATACAAAAAATTTACTCACAGGAGATGAAATCTATTATGATTCAGATGGTGAAACATTCAATCAATTTGGCA